GCTCGGCCGGCAACTGCTCGTATGTCGTGTCTGCCATGATTCTGTTTTACGCCTTGCGGGTACGATTCTTGCAGACGCTATTCAGCCCGGCGGCGAGCCGAAAAGGCCGGTAAAGCTCGCCTCTGGCAGCACTCGCCGCTCCAGAATCGCCGGATAGCTGCCCGTCTGTGCGCCGCTGCCGTTGAGCCCGACGGGGTTGGCGCTGGGAATCCATTCGCCATTTTCAAAATCGAACACCATCGCACGACGCTTCTGGTTGCCCGAGAGGAAATTGAACCCCACGTCAGGCAGCTGGAGGTTCCAGCCTGTCGGGCGGAACAGCACCTGCGACTCCGCCTTCCAGTACGGGACGATGGCGTTACCCCACAGTTCTTCAATACGCTCGATCGTGCTTCCTTCGTGCTTGCACTGATACGGATTCGTGCCAACAAACGAGTCCGAATTCACGTAGCCGAACGATCCGATGATTGCATCGGGACGAGCTGCAAAGTTTTGCGTAATCGTCGCCCGCGTCAGGGATTCTTCAACGGTCAGTCCCTCAAAATAATCGTTTGCACTGTTCGTGAGCGGTCGCCTGTCCGTGCCGTCGTAGTAGGAAAGCGCCGGAATCTGCTCGCCCGACACGACCTCAAATTTCCACTCTGGGATTCTGTCAAGCGGCCCGAGTGCCTGATTCGTCGTCAGCACCGCGTACTCAAGGATGACCTCGACGTGGTACGGATTCTCCCCGAACGTCTCGTTCATCACGATTTTGCGGAGCTTCAGAAATGAAAACTCCGGGTGGGCGACGCCCCACAGTCCGCCGCCGACGGCGTTGACGACATCCAGGTTCGCCGTGGGCGAGACCGTGGCGTTGTCGTCAAGGATGACAACGAACCGTCGCTTTGCCACGGTCGACTCGCCAATTGCGCCTTCGATCGTGCGGCCCAGCTCGCGGTAGGATGCGACTGCCATCAGAAAATCTCCGCTGGCGTGTTCATGTAGTTAGCCGTCGCGTTGGTGATCGCGGTGCGGATGCCCTGCAGCTGCTTCGTCTGCAGCCTCGCCTCGATCAGCTGCGGGTCTTGAGCCTGAGCGCCGAGCCCGAGGACGAGCTTCGCCCCCTCGGCGGTGCGAATGTCGGCAGTCGCCACCGGCCCCTGCACGGGACGGGCAAGCTCCGCTCGGCGGGCAAGCTCTGCACCGGCTCTCGCAGTCGCCGCGATAGCGTCGTTCGCTGACGCCAGCATCCGCTGCTGTGTCTGTGCGGCCCTCTGCTGCTGGGCAATCGCCGCACCGAACTGCTGATTGCCGCCGGCGGCCTGCTGCTGCGAGCTTATCCGGCCCGCAGCGATGTTTTTCTCGATCTTCTCTGCCTGCCGAAGCTGCTTGATCCTGGCCGTGCCTTCCTTTGCGGCCTTGAGGTTGCCGGCATCGCGAGCCACTTCGACGGCCTGCTCTTCCGCGTCGATCCTATCCTGCAGCGCTTGGATGTTGAGTGCCGCCTGCTTCTTGCGCTCCTCCACCTGTGCCGCGAAATCAAGCTCCGCACGCTGCCGCTCGTCGAGCTGGCCACGCAGGAACTCTTCGACACGCTGCGCACCTTGCAACCGCTGGTTGAAGATGTCCTGCTGCCGCGCGACTTCTCGGTCGTATGACTCTTTGGTCAGGATGCCGTCCCGGACTTGCGATTGGGCTGCCGCAACGCCATTGCGAAGCCCTTCTGCAGCAATGGCACCAACGCGCCCGAAATCCTGCGTTTTTGCTATGAGGTCCGAGACGCTCTTGCCCGTGGCGTCAAAGGCTTTCGTGAACCCGTCCGAAAAACCTTGCTCCGAGGCAGCCTGCGTGTCTTGCAGTTTTGCTTGCAGCTGGTCAAGCTGTGCCAGCCTCGCAGTGGCAGCGTCTGCGGAGGCCGTATCTTGGGCAGCACGTGCTGCCGCTTGCTGCTCCTGTACGCGAGCCTGCTCGCGCTCGACTGCGGCGATGTCCTCGGCGAGCTTCGACTGAGCGTCGCTCACTTTCGTCAGAGCTTCAATCCGTTTTGTGTCCGCGTCGGCCTGGGCGATAGCAGCATCCTTCACGGCCTGCCGCGTCTGTAGCTCTTGATCGACTGCACGGTTGACCTTGTCCTGCTCTACCTTGATGCGGGCAATCTCGTCCGCCGTGATGTTGAGCGGATCGGCAACAGATGCAGCAGCCGCTTCAAAGCCACGCATCGCGTCGGTGACGGCACTGCTCTGATCGACAACGCCGTTGAAGAACGAATCGAATCGCTCGCGAGTTGCCTCGATGTCAGTCTCGATCTTGAACTGCGGCGATCGCTCGCTATCAATCTGCGCTCGCAATCCTTCCAGATACGTTGTCGCTGCCCCAGCGGCAGCGGAACGCTGATCGGCCGCGTTGCCAAACACAGCCTGCGTCGTTCCGTTGATGATCTGCTGGCCCGCCGACTCAAGCTCGGCAAGGTTCTGCTGTAGTTGTGCGTTCGCGTCTATCTGCAAACCACGCCCAAAGTTTTCGAGGTCGGTACTGACGTAGCTGCCAATCGCCTCAAGAGCCTTGCCAAGTGCCACCGCTATGCCGTTGCCGATGATTTCAAACGTGTTGAAGATGCTTCTAAACACACCGCTGAGAACTTCCAGCACGCCCGTGATCTGGTTGAATGTTTCGCCCGCTGTGTTCAACGCACCAGTGAAGCCGCCGAAGTATTCGACGTACTCGTCGAAGATGCCAGCGAAATACTCCGCCCCTCGCAGCAGCGTGTCTGTGATCGCGTTGGCGATGCCAGTGCCGCCCTGGCCGTCAATCCCGGCGAACTCTTCTACAAACTTTAGAAACTGATTCGTCACGTCAGTGACCGCCGGGGCAAGGTTGCCAAGCACCTGCCCTGTGATGCCTTGCACCGTAGCGGCCACAAGGTCGAAAGCGTCGTTCATGCTCGTGACGTTGTTGACCTGCGTCTCATCGACGATCACTCCGAGCCTTTCGGCACGGGCTTGCAGTTCCTCGATACTGTCTGCACCGGCACGAAACAGCGGCGCGAGTGCGGCACCCTGCTTGCCGAACACCTCGACCGCAGCGGCGGCACGATCCGCGACGGTGGGCAGCGTCGAGATAGCATTGCCGATAGCTGAGAACTGCTCCTCTGGCGACAACGCACGCAGTTCACCGACAGACAGGTTGATCGCTCGCAGCGACTTGTCGAGTGCGTCACCGGGAGCGGCCTTGCCGATGCTCACCGCGAGCCGCTGGACGGCGGTTCCGAACTGTTCCGTATCGACGCCAGCCAGGTTCGCGGCGAGTGAGTAGCCTTGCAAAGCCTCCACGCCGATGCCAGTGCGCTGGGCAAAATCGTCAAGCTGGTTGATCGAAGCGTTGGCGGACGTCACCAGCCCAGCGATCTGATTCTGCACGCTCGCGAACGCATTGCCGAGGGCACGCACGCCGTCGAATACCAGCCTGCCGATTTCGATATTCTTCAAGAAGTTGACGTTCTTGTTGAGTTGCTCGATGTTCTTGTCAGCCTTGCTTGCTTCTTTGCCGATCCCGTCGAGGTCAATCTTTGCCTTCTGGGCAGCACGGTTGAACTGATCCTGCGAGAGCCGCCCCGCATCGAGGTGCCCTGTCAACTCCTGCATCTGCTGCGAGTACCGCTCTTGTGGGCTCAGGTTCGCGGCGATGATGCGAGCCGCCGACGCGGCAGCGTCAGCACGCTCCTTCTCGACGCCAGTGGCACGCTCTGACGCACGGACGAATGTCTCTTGCGAGATGGCCCCACGCTCTAGGAGGTCTTGCAACCTGCCAAGCTCCTCGGCCCTCCGCTCCTCTTCGCTGCGAACCTCGCGGGTGACACGCAGCCCCTCCTCGAACGCAGCCGCAGACGCCTTGGCTTCCTCGGAGAGCTTCCCGAATGCCGCTGCGTATTGTTCCGGCGCAACAACGCCGTCTCGCAACTGCTCGGCAAGCGACTCAAACTTCGCAGCGAACTCCTCTTGAGCCTTGCCTGCGGCAGCCGTCTTGTCGGCAAACGGCTGGAACACAGCCGTGGCCTTTTCGGCCTGCTTGCCGAGATTGTCGAGCGCACGCTCGACAGGCGTGAGTGACTTCGCCAGCCCGCTGGCGTCACCAGTGACCTTGAGCGCGAGTCCGAGAATGTTCGCCATCAGCCACCACCTAGCGCCGACTGAAGCATCCGAATCTGTGCGAGCATCTGATCCTCGTGCTGCGGTGGATGCTCAATCGGATTGAAGTCCTCGGCACTCGGTGCCTTGCCTTTTGCGGAGTACGGTGCCAGCATCGCACTCACCTCGAGCCCTGTCTGTCTCCACGGATCTGGCAACGCCTGGAAGTACCGCGTGTAAGCCATCCACTCGGACAACTCGCGAGAATCCATTCGCTCGCACAGTTCGCCGACCGTCATCTTCAAGTGCCCCGCCAAAGCGAAGAGAAACCTCCGCGTCGGCGAGACACTCAGGTTTTCCCCAGCTGCTCGACGTCCGCCTCCGTCATGTTGTTGTGTTGGAGCGCCTCGTCGAAGAGCCTGCCCATGACGGCCCCGCTCTTGTTCGCGAGCGCGGCGACCTGCTCGCGGGTAAAGAGCAGCTCGCCCTTCTCGTTGCAAAGCACCCTGCACAGGTACTCGGTGCGGAAGTTTTCGACGCCGGTCTCCCGCTTGCCCATCCACAGCCGCTCGTAGGAGTCACGCTCGCCGACGCTCATCACTCGGATATAAACGTCATCGCCCCACTCCCTGACGTGAATCTTCTTCAACCCCAGGTCGTCGCTCGCCAGAATCTGCTCTGCCGTCAGTGCCATGCTCTTCTCCTAGATGGGTGCTAATCGCAGCGTCACCGTGTGTCGTTGCACATCATTGAGCTTCTTCTCGACGGCCAGTCGCTCGAAGATAGCCTTGTGAGTGAACACGACGCCCGGCCCCGAGACTTGAAACGTGGCACGCTTGCCGTAATTGGCAACGCTACAGTTCGCGGTCCCGAGGCACGCTATCTCTATAGTGCCAAGGTCAAGCGCGAACGCACTGCCGGCTGGCGCTGCACGCGAGATCGGCAGATTGCCGCCGAGCGTCACTTTGAAGTCAGTGACCTCGGTGAACGCAACGCTGTTCCAGGTGACGGTAACGCCGGCAGCATAGACAGCCATGACGGGATGCCTCCGTCACGGCAACTAGCGAGCGACCTTGAAGACCGCCTGGCCCTTGATGACGTCGTTCGTGGCAAGCGTCACGGATGAGCTCACAACCGTGGCGTTCTTTGAGAGGAACGATGCACCGGCGTGCGTAATCACAAGGGCCGCGCTGGAGGCATCGGCCACGACAGCCTTGCCGAGATAGTCAATCGTGACCTGCCGCCCCGTGTCGGTGGCGTTGCCGGTCAGCGGGCGGTCCATCGTCTCGACGGAGTTGCCAGCGGTGAGCCCGAGGTGCGACACGTCGATCGTGTTGTCGGTTGCCGGGTCGGCCAGGTTGTAAACGATGTTCGTCACGGTAAAAGCCGTGCCGCCAAACGTGAACACTGTTCCCGCACCGTCATGGGGCGTGATCGCCATGTCTCAACTCTCCTGCCAGAGGATGCCGTAGATCTGTTGCACGGTGTAAACCGGCGGGAGGTCGCCGCCGGCCAACTGGGCGAATCCGTCGCTCTCGTTGTCGAGCGACACACGCGCCACAGTCACATTTTCCAATGTGCCCCCCCAGCCATCCAGAGACTGCCGGCACTGGTCTGCGATATCTCTCGCGGATTCGTAGGTCTCTGCGAAGATGTCGACCGAGAGGCTTACTGTCGGCGCGCCGATCGGTCCCTTGAGGGACTGTGCTCGCTCGACCGCCACACGCCGCCACGTCACGAACGGCAGGGCCGCCGTGGCCGGTGCAATCACGGGGTAGATGCGGGTGCCGATGAGGGCGGTCACACCGGCTGTCGCGACGAGGCGGCTGCGAACGGCAGCCTCTGGTGATTTCAAAGGCATCGTCAGACTCCGGAGAGGGTGCCTTCGCCGCGGAACGTGAGCGTGCTCAGTGCTCGCTCCAGGCTGATCCGCAGCTCCTGCTGCAGGATGAACGCCACCTGGCCCTGCGACTGCTCAAACGCAGTGCGAACCGGCGGGCGTCCTGCACGACCGCCGACGGGCGTCGGTGCGATCACGATGGGCGTTTTCGACTTGCGGAAAAATGCCCCCGGATACGGCGGGTCAGTCTGGACGCGGCCGTTTCGCTGGCGGATCGTGTCGAATGGCCCGAGGGTCTTGAAGCTCGACGCGATGTAGGCGTTCTGTCCCTTGACCGTATGGACGACGCCCTTGCCGCGGACGGTCTCTTGTATGCCCATGCGGGTTCGCACAAACGGCACCGTCGGGCTTTTCCGCTGGTACGGCGTGTTTGAGAACTTGCCGACCACACGCTGCCGCGTGCCGTACTCAATGAGCCACTGGTGATAGGCCCGGTCGCCAGAAGACGCACGCGAGGAGCGGACCTTTCCGCCGGCAGCACTGGTGGAGTCGAGCTTTCCGGCACGCTTGTAACCGATCAAGGCTACGGCGTTGCCATCCCTTGAGTACGCGATGACTTTTGTGGAAATCGCAGCACGCAGATTGCCGGTCGGCCCGACGGGCGTGAGTTCACGCAGGCGAAGCCTGGCTGGCTCAATGGCTTTTTCCAGTGCTTCCTTCAGCGATTGTGCAGTGAAGTTCGTGTCGCCCAGCCCCCGGATAGCGTCCCCCACCTTCTTGAGGTCGGGAAAGTCTGCCGAGATGACGATGCCGGCTGTCGCCATCTAGGTGTTCTCCTGGCAGATAGCCTCGTGCTCTTGGCGGTTGCCGTGCTCGAGCAGGCTGACAATCTCCAGCGTGCGAGACCGCCACGAGAAGCGATGCGACTGCGTCAGTCCAGGCAGATACCGCAGCCGCACGCGATGGCTGATTGCCGTCTGGCTCTGCCCCGCCGTGATCTGCTCGCGTGCCGACACGCCCTCCACGCTCGCCCAGACGGCAGACGAGTCGGACCACGTCAGCACCGTTTCGCCGAGGGCATTGGTCGTGCCACTGGCG